CACTAGTCCCAGTTCGCTCGGAGGAATCTGCGTCGCGTGACACGTGAATGATACTCTAGAACCGACATTCGGAACGCCGTTCGGAGTGTCGACGATGACGCTGAATAGCGACGGTCGTGCGCCGCCGAGTGGTAGACCCGCCGATGCGAACTCGTTAACGTTGAACGGCATACTAGACTACTCCTCTTATACTAGAAGCGCCCGACGATTTCACTGAAATCGACGCCGATAGGGGTGGCGACGAAGTTCAACTGGATCGTCCTGATTGCGATCGCTGGCTTGATGTAAATGTCGCCAATGAAGTCCTTACGCTCGATGACAATAGGCGTGTTGTTTGTCTCGTCGCAGACGACGCGGAAGTCATAGATACCACGTCGGCCGTGGACGTCGCGCAGAAACGGCTCCACAAGGTTCCGGAACTGTGCGCGAGTGAAATCGTCGTTGAACTCGAACAGCGAGAACTTCGCTGCGGTTGCGATTGCCTTCTCGAGCACGATGAACAGCCGGCGTACGCCGATCTGATCGAATGCGCTCGACTTCGCGAGAAGCGTCTTATCGCCAAACAGCACCGTTCCCTGACCTGGGAAGGTCACGACTGGGTTGATGCCGTTCTTGAACAGCTGGTCGCGCTGCGCCTTATTTGGACTGTATGCCAGCTTGATGACGTCCTTGATCTGGCCGCGGTTGAAGCCTGCTGGGCTGAACCACGGATCGCGATCGAAGTCTGTGCGCGCAATGAGGCCAGCGATGTCACCGTTGAGGGCTACGTGGCGGAAGACATCGTTGTACTTGTCGTACTGGAACTTGTACCCACTGTCGAGTATTGCGTAGCTGCTCGACGGTAGTAGGTTACGGAAGGTGATCGAGTCGTCGACCTCCTTACCAATGTACGTCGCGTTGTTGACGACGTCTGTACGGCGTGGACTGATTACAGCGATACAGTCCTTGCGCGTCTCGGCGATGTTGTTGATGATGTGGATTGCTCGCGTGGAGTTCGTCTCACCAACGAGAACTAGTGATACATCCACTTCCTCTGGGTTTGCAAACAGGTTGTAGCCGTTGATGTAGTCTGCGTCGCGAGGTTGAGCGCCGTCGCGACCGAACACGAGGCTGTCGTTGATCGGGCGCGACTGAGTGCCGACGCCGAAGTTGACTCCAGCCACCAACTTGCCGTCGTTGGTGATGCCGGTCAGGTTCGCTGCGTACCAGATGTATTTCGATGCGCGATTGACGACGTTCTTGTAGTAATTGTCGCTACCGTCCGCATTGCGCGCGTTGCTTCCCTTTGAGACCTTCGAAAAGCGCTCGATCACCGTGTTCGCGCGACCGGTCCAGCGACCGTCCTCGTCGATAACAGCGACGTGCAGCTCGTCGCTCGATCCACCCTGGACGGAAGTGAAATCCGACGTTCCAGGAGCCGCATCGAAGTAGTTGAAGAACTCCCAGCGGCGGGTTGTGGTTAAACCACCGGCGGGCGAGGTGTTGCCGACGTATGCCGACTGCAACACCAGGACGTTGGCGCTGGTAATAGAACCGACCTTGACCTGGAGTTTATCAGGACCAGCCAGAAGGATGTCACCGACGCGGACCTCGGTCGTGAACGCAGCCGAGCCGATGCCGTTGACCGTGGTGCTATTGTTCGAGAACTTCAGAGTGCCGGTAAGAGTTGACTGCCACGCATTTGCGGTCGGGCAGACGGAGATTCGCAGTGAGTTGCCGAGGTCGCCTGGGTACTTCGCGATCCAGTGACCGACGCTACTGATACCACTAGAGTAGTTGAAATCATAGTCAGTAGTGCTCTTGACGATAGTATTCTTAGTGTTAGCCGAGTTCGAGATGGCGTTACGAGCAGCCTTGGAGTCAGTCGACAGCGTAGAAGTGTTAGAACTGCGCACCGTGCGGGCGACGTAGAGCTTGTTACCGTACTTGAGGAAGTTGGCTGCTACGAAGAAGTCTGTGTACGTGTTGGCGTTCGGCTCGCCAAACTGCCCCACGAGCTCGTCCTCCGAGCTAACTAGTACACGTTGGTCGATTGGGCCCCACTTCGCGTGCATCGCGATAGCGGCTTCTGTGGTACTAACGGATGGAATGACCGTCGTCAGGTCAATTTCCGTTACGTTCACACCAGGCGATACTTGGAAGGCCATCCTAGTCGTCTCCTTGATATACTACGACCAATTCTATCTATTTATACCATAAGTGTTCTCCAGGTTTAGAAGTTTTCTTGGTGGAAGCCGAATCCATCCTGGTACCGTGACGCCGAGAGCTCACCGCTAAGCGCTTCGGGCTCGGCCTGCCTGCCATCGTCGACGAAACCAACTGGAAGTTCCGCAGCCTCGTCAGTCGCGGATCGCTCTAATATCATCTTTTTTCTGTAGTCGGTGTTCGTCAGGTCCTTAAAGTACTCCTGTCTGGTCAACCATCCGAATAGGACCAGAGTCATCACGAGGTCGTCCTTGCAACCGTCCTCCGCCTTGTACGTTCTCCTGTCGACAACGAAAGTCGATAACTGCGATATGATGTCGAAATCTGGGACTATCAGTTTATCGTCCTCGATCAAGTCCTTGAGGTTTGTACACCCAACTCGCTTTACTACGGTACTGGTCATGACACCTAGGATCGATTTTGATGTAGTCCATTCACCGGCCCGGGCACCTCTACGTCCCTTGACCACGCTGCTGAGAATATTCTCGTACTCTAGCTCCATGTATATAGTGTCTGCCACCTGCTTACCGACATCGTTCGTCTCTATGAGAACGTATGCGTTGTTGTATAATATACAGTACTTTACAACCAGATCAGGGTAGATAGTCGTTGGTATGGAATTGTTGTTATATTTTGCTGCGAGTTTGTACGGTACATCGGTGACGTCGATCACACTGAAGGCCGAGTCGTCTAGCTCGAGGCCGCGCGAGGTGTCGACTACAGTTACGTATGTTCTACCGGGTATGGGTTCCTCGTGTATGCAGACGCCGTCATCAGTCTTTCGGACTGGATCAACGTACGCCATTTCTCGCAGTTTCTTTGCGGCGATAAGTGTATTCGTAGACCCAATGAATTCGCACTCGAACTCCTGACGCCACTGTTCGATGGACGTGTTCCTGATGGTCTCCTCGCGGAACTTGTCGTCGCGTCCGGGAGTGTCTCGCCAGTCGACTTCGATGGGTTCGTAGAGATTGCGTCCATGTATAGCGTCAGACCACATCTTATAGTAGTGATTCATACCGCATGGGGTCGAGACGATAATGATCTGCGTCGTGGAACCAGAACTGATCGTGGGATACACGGAGCTGAAGAACGTTTCGGCGATGTTTCTCTGTACGAATGCGAACTCGTCGAGTAGGATGCAGTTGTACGAACCACCCCGGACGGCGGTGGATGACGTCGCGGCGGCTAGTATCTTCGAGCCGTTCTCCAACTCGAGGTTTCCCTTGTTCCACGTCACGACTCCTTGTTGCATCCACTTTGGTATGTACTCGTACGCCAGCTTGATCTTTGCGAGCATGTCGCGCGCGAGCGACCCTTTGTTAGCGAGGATTGCAACAGACTGATTGTCGGTGAAGAGGATGAGCCACAGCATGTATGATACGACTGCGGTCGACTTTCCGCTCTGGCGCGGCATCTTTGTGATGATAAAGCGCTTCTTGTGAAAGGCGGTGATCATCCTACGCTGATATGGATACATGTCGAAGTTGATGAGACCGCGATCGACGTGAACGATCTTCATGTACTTCACGATGAAGTACTCTGGATCGGCCGCGCACTTCAGGTACTCGTCGACCTGGTCGCGCGTAAAGTCGACCTTGACTCCAGCAGCCTTGAGATTAGGGTTGCCTAGATATGTATTCTTGGCCACGTGGAATTTTTTCTACTGAGGTCTGCGAGCGCCGATGAGCTTCTGTAATTCCGCGGTGGAGCCTACGAATATAGCGCGGTCTACGTGCACCGACGTATTGCTGCTGCTATCCTTTCTGTTAGCTCCAGTCGATTCAACGCGACGCGTCTCGGCTCTCTCGCGATGCAGCTTCACGAGCTCAGATGAGCTGGTAGTTAGACTGTCAATGATGCCGCTGACGGCCTCAAATGCGCGCGGTGACTCGCTCGTGTTGGCAAAGTCTATCGCGCTGTTGAGCGCTGGCCGCGCCTTCTCGATGACGTCGCGGAGATTCCTTCTTGCGAACTCAAAGTCATCGTCGGCACTCGATATATCCTGCGTCGGTGAGTCGACGTGTTCAAACGTTGATATAATGGTATTTGCGACTGCCGCTACCGGTAGGTCTAAAATTTGGTCGACAGCTGCTGCTATATTATCCGTCACGGCACGTAGTCCTGACCAGTCGTCGGGTCGCGATGTCGTCCGTCGACGTAGAAGAATGTGTTTGTCGCATATTTCCACGCACTGTTCGCCGAAACAGTTGCATATGGTATCGACGCTGCGGAGTTTGCTGTACCGACTCCGTTTGCGAGCAGCCCAGGCGTCACCCTGACTCTGCTGTTGATCCTTGCATTGACTATCTCGTCGTTAGTGAAACCACCGAACATGAATCCTCGCACCGCGTCGCCTGATGTATTGGACACAGCCGTCACGACGTGATTGTCGACCTGGACCCTCTTGATGATTCCCTGACGACGGATAGGTCCGAAGAAGACGCACTTCATAATGAAATCAAATGTATACACTAGGACCTGTCGGTCACCGACAGGTCCCTCGTACGAGTCGTCAATACTAACGCCGACGAGTATGGTTGGTACGTCGATGCGGCCGGCATTACCCATGGTAGGAATGACGTTGACTGCATTCGTCCACGATGGATCGAAGAATGGAAGAATCTGTTCGACTATCTGTGCGCCGTCATCACTGTTTTTGACGAACGCGTGGAGGGAAATAGCCACGTCCCACGGTACTGGAACATACTGTGTGTGGAGAGTATTGACGTCGGCTCCCCTGAACGCAACGTTCTTAGTTGTTCCAGACAGTCTGCGCGTCGAGTCGTACTGCATACCGGTGATCTCAAATCCGATGCGCGGCAGCTGTATTCCGACCTGTGCGTCGAGATCCTTATTCTGGGTGATGCGCACTATCCACTTTCTCTTTGGTCCGTATGCTATGGGTACGGCTATCGTTTGTACGACGGCGTCGCTCGAGTTGAGCCGTTGAATCGTTATGTCGTTGAACATATTGCCGAACGCGACGATATACTTTCTCAGCGACTGGTGATAGAACTGCGAGCCGAACATCAACGGTGCTCAGGCTTTGATAGAAGACGCTCGATTTCGTCGCGAGCATCGCGAAATTTTTTCCATACTCCCGCAAAACGCACTAAGTCACCAGTTGCACTGTGTCGAATTTCTGCATGCCACTTGCCGGGCGATCTCTTGATCTGTCCGAAGTGTCTAGCGTCCGGATGCATCTTTAGCCTCACGAAGCCCGGCGCATGGTACGTGAGCTTAGCTACTGCCATTGACTTAGTACCTATCCACTTCAGAGAACGGATTGCGTTCTGAGAAGTTGATGTACTTATACGCTAGGTTGTCAAACACTGCGTTGTTAGCGCCCTTATCGAACGTCTCTAGTGTGACTTCCTGGATCAATGCGCCACCGTCTTCGTCCAGAAGAACTCCAGATCCATCAGCCGTCTCCAGTGTATAGCGCCATTGTAGAAGGTCGGCGCTGTACCTAGTCTCGATCGCATCGATCTGAGTGTTGCCACTGTCGAGCCTCTCGGAGGTATC